CCCCGAGAAATCGGGGGTTTTTATTTGTATTTATAATAAAATGACAAATGAATAAAAATTTAATGAAAAGGAAGCACATTGAAGAAGCTAATATCCTTTTACAAAAAAGAGCACAAGAAGAAAAGGAAGCTAGCCATAAAAACCCAGAGCAAATTAAAAAAAACAATCTGAGAAAAGGTTTTTTATCCGATAGGTTAATGGACCAATTAAAAAATAAAAAATAACCCCTTATAAAGGGGTTTTTTATTTCAATAAAAAATGCTATATTTAAACATAAAATAGTAATAAAATGGCCATTCTATCAGAAAAAATTAACGGTAAAGTTATTAGTGTTGATATTAATTCAACTAATTTAAAATCAGCGTCTTACGATACTGAAAACAAGGTTTTAACTGTTGTTTTTAACAACGGAAGTATTTATAACTACATAGACGTACCCTGGGAAGTGTTCACTAAATTTAGAATGAGCGATTCACAAGGTAAGTTTCTTAACACAAAAATTAAGGGTATTTACGAATTTAACAAAGCTTAATGATTAAAAAGGGGTTAGTTGACGAGTTATTAGAAATAAGTGATGATGATAAAAAAATCATAAGTTCATTCCAAAAAAGAAATGAGCTATCACCTGATATTTTTAATGATGAGAATAAAATGGATAATAGTGTTAGAAAACACTTATTAGCTATTGCTAATGACTTTTTAGATTTCGTAGCGATTGAACTCTTTATTCATGATATTGTACTAACAGGATCATTAGCCAATTACAACTGGTCAGAATATTCTGATGTTGATTTACATATTGTAATCGATATGGATGAGTTAGGTACAGATGATAAAATCAAAACTATAGTAAAAGACTATTTTGATAGTAAAAAACAATTATGGAATGACGCCCATAATGTGACTATCAAAGGTTATGATGTTGAGATTTATGTGCAAGATATAAATGAAAAACATCTATCTTCTGGTGTGTATTCAATATTGCATAATAAATGGTTGGTAGAACCAACGAACACCAAAGAAGATATCGATGAAACAAAAATACTGGAAAAAGCTGAGGAATATATTCAAAAAATAGACGAATTAGTTAAGAAAGAAAATAACGGAAATGATGTCCAAAGCGACGTTGAAAAGCTTAGAAAAAAGCTAAAAAAGTTTAGACAATGCGGGTTAGATAAAGGTGGTGAGTATTCTTACGAAAACTTAACCTTTAAACTTCTTAGAAGAAACGGGTATATTGGTAAATTACTTGATCTTAAAAAGAGTTTAGCTAACAAAAAATTATCTGTAGCGCAATAATCATCCCTATTTTTTTCCATTTCTTCAGTATTTATAGGATACGAATAAGCATATTATAATTTATTTAAAATGGGAGAAATAAAACCTTTAGGTAGTGAAAAGTTAGCAGGAAACGAAAAATTAAGACGTATTCTTGAATTAACTTACTACAATGAAAATAAGAACATTACTGAATCTACTCAAAAAGCTGAAGTTTTAAAAGAAACAAAAAGCGGAGTTTATGGTATTGTTAAAGAAAAAGACGGTTACTATGTAAAACAAGGACTTAACGAAAGTAGTCTAGATTACATTGGTGGTCTTTTCATGAAGAACAAGAATAAATTTAGTTCTTATGCTGAAGCTCTTAAGAGAATGGAATTAATTAGTTCTCCAGATACTTTAAATGAAGAAAAAAAATACGTTTTAAAAAATCCAAATGCAGCAGCTCCACAAGCTACTGAAGCTCCAGCAGCTGCACCTGCAGTACCTGATGCTTCAACAGCACCGGCTGCAGTTCCACCGCCACCACCATCTAGTGATACCGCGGATACAATTCCAGCTGCACCAACATCTGGAGAAGATGATATGCCAACACCTTCATCTGATGAACCAAGTATGGGCGATGATGCTGCAAGTGCTGAACCAAGTGATGACGCAGAAGGTACAGAAGCTGGTCCTGAACACATGAAAGAAATACAAAGATTATGTGGTAAATTAGGTCAAGCAATTAGAGAAGTTAAAGATAAAATGGAAGGTGATGATGTGAAGTATGTTATCAACATGATTTTATCAGCTGTAGATATTGATAAATTAGACGAAGCAGATAAAGAAGAAATGGCTAAGAAATTTGAACCTGAAGAAGGTAGTGAGGAGCCAACAGGTGAAGAGCCATCAGCTGACGAAACAGGTGAAGAGCCATCTGCAGATGAAACTGCACCAGAACCTGAGCCAGGAGCAAATCCTATGGGTCAAGATTCTGAAATGGATGAAAATATGTCTAAATTAGAAGAATTAATTAATACTGACTTTAACGAAGGTCATGAAGAACCAATGGATGATTGGGGTTTAGATGACAATGAAGATGAAGAAAAGCATAAAGACGATTTAGATATTGCGCCAGAGTTAAGCGGAGCAATTAACGAAGCTATTAGCACAACTTTAAGCAAATATTTTGAATAATGTATCTACTTTATATCAATGAATTAGGTCAGGATTATAAAGGCCAAAGACAATATGAATTTATCTTCGGCGAAAACAAAGACGCATTGATAGAAGAGTGGTTTATTATCCCATCAGCCGGAAGAGCTTTACCTCCAGAAATGGAAGATATTGATCTTGTAGGTTTACTTAAAAATTCTGATTTAAAATTAGAATTAGTTCAAAACTCAGATTATTTTGGTGTTATTGATGCAGTTGATGGGATTGTAGCATTAGGATGGGAAGCTTTCGACATGGAAGCAGAAGAAAGACCTGTAAGGGTCTCTTTTCATTTTTGCGAACCATTGGATAGCGTAACAGAAAAACTTGCTTCTAAAGGACTTAGATTAATAAATGAAGAAATCAAATACAAATTAAAATGAATAGGAAAGATTTAGTTAAAAAATTAATGAATGAAGGTTTCTCTGAGAGAACTATCGTTAATTTCAGCGATAAACAATTGAAAACATTAGTTGAAAGAATTACTATGAGCGCAGATGATTACGCGAAAGAAAAAAATAATCCAAGTGTTCAAGCAATTGCTGCTGACCCTAACGCAAGTTTACAAATTTCTGAAAAAGAAGCTAAAATGTGTGACCATTGTGGCATGCCAATCGCAAAATGTACTTGTGATGATACACATTTAGAAGAAAAATTGGTTGGAAATCAAAAGAAAATTGATGCTAATCATAATGGTAAGATAGATAGTCAAGACTTCAAAATACTAAGAAGTGGTAAAAAAGAAGTTAAAGAGGGGGATAAAAAATGGATACAAAAAGCTATTAATCCTAAACATAAAGGTAAGTTACACAGAGAATTAGGTGTTCCTCAAGACGAAAAAATCCCTGCAAGCAAATTAAATGCTGCAGCTAAAAAAGGTGGTGTTATTGGGAAAGAAGCTAGACTTGCTAAAACATTGAGAAATTTACATGAGACTGAAGCAAATGAAATAAATGAGTGGGTTGATTCATTAGTTCAAAAAAAATACGTACCTTTCACACAAAAAGGTAAAATTATGGAAACTATCAAGACAAAAATCAAAGAAACTATGCAGCCAATGCCAGAATCTAAACCTAAAAAAGGTCATAATGGTATCCCTGAATGGTTTTCATATGATGAGATTGTGAAAACAGCAAAACATGCTATGGCAGAACCTGCACCTAGTAAACCAGCTCCTGCAACTCCAACAAAAGAGCCAGGAACTAAAGAACCTCCAAAGAAAAGTCCAGTTAAGGACCCATTCAGAAGAGATAATCCAAATCCTAGACCAGAAAGACATCCTAAGGCTAAGATCAATGAAAAAAAGTGGTAAGTAATTATGAAATTAACTAAAAAATCTTTATTATTGGCAGTAAGACAAACACTGAACGAAATGCCAATGACATTTGATACTCCAGAGGATAGACCGCATCGCGATACCGAAAGAGATTTAGCAAATAGAGAAACCCCAATGAAGAAAGTACCTTTTCCAAAGGATACTGAAGAACCATATTCTAATTTTGAAGAGAAAGTAGCATCTAAAAGATATGGTGAAATCGTTGCTAATTTAAGACAATACACTGGTAGAGGTCCTGGAAGAGGCGAGGAAAATATGCAAGGTATCATTAATCAAATGATGTCTACTCAAAATGAAATTCAACAAATTGAAAGTTCACATCGTACTGAATTAGAGGCTTTAGCAATTGAATTAGCAAGAAAACTTTATGGTGTTAAAGAAGGTCAAATTGAGTATAGAGCTAAAATAGAAAGACCAAGAAATCAACAATGGAATAAAGGACCACGTAACCAACCTAATCCGGAAGAAGTGGATCCTGAACAAGAAGAAGAAATTTTAAGTGATTTAGAAAATCTAAATCTTGAAAGAGCTAAAAGAAGATTAATTAACGCAATGATGCAAGGCGCTGCGTTAAAAGCACAATACAACTACTCAATTGTAGCGGATAAAATTATCGAAATAACAGGTTCAGATAGATTATTAAACCTATATGGTATTGTAATGTCAACTGCTGATACTATGTTATGGCAATTTGGTAATGCTCAATTAGGTGGATTAACTGGTGGTGGAAGCGGTGACCCACAATCTGGTGGTGTTCAAAAAGTTGACATCAACGCTAACCCACCAATTGTACATGCAACAGCAATCAATTTCCCTATATTAGTTCACGAATTAATTAAAGGAACATTTGAGGTTGTTAGTGGACAACATGGTGATCCTGAAGATTTTGATATTGCACAAAAAGTTTTAGAGTTAGAAGACACTCCAGTTAATGAAGTTTGGGACCAAAAATTAGGTCCGGTTATGTTTGATATGTTACGTAGTAAATTACCTCCTGAAATATTCACAGAAGAGAATAAAGTAGAGTTATTTTTAGTTTTCTATGTGTACATTATCAGTAAACCAGCTAAAGAGTTCTTAACATTTATGAAAGAAATCTTAAGTAATAGTGAAAGTGGTACAAGATTAGCTAACGAACTTACAAGTGGCGTGATGAGTGTAATGAAAGGTAATGAATACGAAGAAGCAATGCAAGCATTTAATGACGACTTAGAAGAACTTACAAATACAGAAGATGATGATACACTCAGAGACTTTTTAAATAATCTCGGTGTTGATTTACCAAAAGGAGATGACGAAGATTAATTGAAAGGGGCTTTAAGCCCCTTTTTTCATATTTATATATATGAACAGTAAATTAGAACAGTTAAAAGAGTATGCTAAAATTATAAAAGACACTCCATATGCTTTAAGAACATATCTTCAAACATATGATAACACACAAAAGAAATATGTTCCTATGGACTTATTTCCGGATCAATTACAACTAATACAGGATTACGAAGATTACAACGAAAATATTACCAAGAAATATCGTCAGGCTGGGGTTACAACAGTTACCGCTGCGTGGCTTTCTAAAAAGTTACAATTAGCTAAACCTGAAAATCCTGAGAGAGTATTGATTATCGCCAACAAGCGTGATACTGCTATTGAAATGGCTAATAAGGTTAGACACTTTTTAGAACAATGGCCAGAGTGGATTAACGTTGGTTTTTCACCTGATAAAAACTCGGAAAGTAGATTTAGATTAAATAATGGTTCGGAAGTAAAAGCTGTTGCTACTTCCGCGGATGCGCTACGTGGTTTCACACCTACAGTACTTGTATTTGATGAGGCCGCTTATATTGAGGCTGGAGAGGATTTCTGGGCTGCTTCTATGGCGTCATTGTCTACGGGTGGTAAGATTATATTAATCTCAACACCTAACGGTTATGACCCAATTTATTATGGTGTTTATGACCAAGCTATTAGAGGTATAAACGATTTCCATATTACAGATTTAAGATGGTTTAAAGATCCACGTTATACTAAAGATTTAAGATGGATTAAATGTGATGATATTTGTCACTACATGTTAAACAGAGAACAATATAACGATAGTGAATGTGTTCTGACTGATTTTGATATGCTAAAGTATAAAGAATTAGAAGAGCAAGGATATAAACCATTCTCATCTTGGTTTGAATCTATGTCTAAAAAGTTTAAGTATGATAGACGTAAGATTTCTCAGGAGTTGGAATGTGACTTTTTAGGTTCTGGTGATGGTGTTATTCCTGGTGAAACACAACAAAAGATTTCTAAAACAATGATTAGAGAACCAAAGGAGAAGTATATGCAAGGTACACTTTGGTTATGGGAAGAACCTGAAGAAGGACACAGATACATCATGGGCGTGGACGTGAGTAGAGGCGATAGCGATGACTTTTCATCTTTATGTGTGATTGATTTTGATGACAGAAAACAAGTTATGGAGTATGTGGGTAAAATTCCACCGGATGATCTCGCTGCGGTAGCATATAAATGGGGAATATTATATAATGCATTTATAGTTGTCGATATTACGGGTGGTATGGGCGTAGCGACATCTAGAAAGTTACAAGAAATGAATTATAAAGATTTATTTTTTGATGGTATTAATACAAAGAACATTTGGGAATATAATTCTAAAGTATTGGAGAAAATACCTGGTATTAACTTCAATAATAAAAGAACACAAATCGTAGCATGTTTTGAAGAACAGTTAAGACATGATTTTATTGTTAGATCTTCAAGGTTATTAAACGAGTTGAATACGTTTGTTTATATAAATGGTCGACCAAACCACATGAAAGGGGCACATGATGATGCTATTATGGCTATGTCAATCGCTTTATATGCTGGAGACATATCATTTACTCAATTAAAGAGAAATGAAAAACAATCAAAAGCTATGATAGATTCTTGGTTAGTTTCTGAAAGAAGTTTCGAAGGTGGTAACAAAGATTTCTATTCATATGGTACTTCTTTTGATGCGATAGGTTCAATGCAGATGGATAATTCAGGAATGTCACCACATAGAAGCAGTGGACAACCTACTAGACAGATGTATGAACAATATTCATGGTTATTTGGTGGTAGAAAGCGTTGATAATCCAATAAAATTTACTTAGATTGTCTATAAGACTATTTATATAACATGGCAGATAATAATTTAAACGTATTCCAGAGGTTAACTAAAATTTTTGGTTTCCAAACTCAGGCTCCTTTACCTCCTTCCTTTAGTTTTTCTAAAGAAGAGTTATTAAAGACGGATGACCCAGTAGAGTTTCAAAGAGAAAAATTAAAGCTACAACAAAGTCAATATCTATTTGATAAATGGACTAAGTTAGACAATTCACTATACAATCAAGCGGTATTCTACGAACCAGAAAGACTAGCATCATATTATGATTATGAGTCTATGGAATTTACACCTGAGATTTCCGCAGCGCTTGACATCTATGCTGAAGAAAGCACAACTGTTAATGAAAAAGGTAAGATTTTATCAATCTATTCTGAATCTAAAAGAGTTAAAGCAGTATTAGAAGATTTATTTGAAGACAAGTTAGATATTAACACTAACCTACAAATGTGGGCTAGAAATATGTGTAAGTACGGAGATAACTTTGTTTATTTAAAAATACAACCAGAATCAGGTATTGTTGGTGTACAACAATTACCAAATATTGAGATTGAAAGACATGAGGGAAGTCTACAACAGCAACAACAAACTAATGACAATAGAGTACCACCAAAAGAATTAAAGTTCGTTTGGAAAGCTAAGACCATGGAAATGCAAGCATGGGAAATTGCTCACTTTAGAATTTTGGGGGATGATAGAAAGTTACCTTATGGTACTTCAATGTTGGATAAGATTAGACGTATTTGGAAGCAGTTATTACTTGCTGAAGATGCGATGTTAATTTATAGAACATCTAGAGCACCTGAAAGACGTGTATTCAAGATATTCGTAGGTAATATGGATGATAAAGATATTGAACCATATGTACAACGCGTAGCGAACAAATTTAAAAGAGAGCAGATTGTTGATAGTAGAAATGGTAACGTAGATATGCGTTATAATCAAATGGCAGTGGACCAAGATTATTTCATACCTGTTCGTGACCCATCAGCACCTAACCCAATTGATACATTACCTGGAGCACAAAACTTAGGTGAGATTGCGGATATTGAATACATTCAAAAAAAGATGTTAGCCGCGCTACGTATTCCTAAAGCTTTCTTAGGCTTTGAAGAAGTAGTTGGTGATGGTAAGAATTTAGCATTAATGGATATTCGTTTTGCTAGAACTATCAATAGAATACAAAAATCTTTAGTACAAGAATTAAATAAGGTTGCTATGATCCATTTGTTATTAAATGGATTAGAAGATGACTTAGATAACTTTACATTAGGTTTAACTAACCCATCTGCACAAGCTGACTTATTAAGAATTGAACAATGGAAAGAAAAAGTTACACTATACAAAGATGCAACATCTGACCAATCACAAGTAGGTATATTACCTGTATCACATACATGGGCTAAGAAAAATATCCTTGGATTTAGTGACAATGAAGTATTATTAGATTTACAACAACAACGTCTTGAAAGAGCTATTGGATTTGAATTAACTAATACTCAACAAATTATCAGACGTTCTGGTGTATTTGATGAGGTGGATAAGAAATATGGTATTCCTGAGGAAGAAAGACAAAAGATTGAAGCGGCACAAGCGGCAGCATTAGATCAAGGTGGTGAAGCTGGTGCGCCAGGCGGTGGTGGCCCAGGTATGAGTAGCCCATCATCTTCAGCTCCAAGTCCAGCACCATCAGGCGGAGGTGAGTCTGAACCATTAAGTGAGGGAATTAAAAATAAAGGTAAAAAACATAAAATGTTATCAATGTTGGGAGAATCGGATAAATTAGAAGATTTATTTGATCTTGAAAAGGCGCAGCGAAATATTTATGAAATAGAAAATAAATTGAACAATTTACTAAACGATTAAAAATGAATAAATTCGGGGTTATCAAAACCAAATTATTAAATAAATTAACTGAATCTTATGCTAACGAAAATAAAGCTGAGATTAAAAATGTATTAACAACAATCAAAGAAAACAAAGAATTTAAAGAAATGTATTTGTTTTATGAAGAAATTGAGAACAAATATATTGATGACAAAGAAATAGCTAAATTATATGTTGAAGGTTTAAGTAACATGTTAAAAGATGGTAACGAAACATTATCCACATTTTGTGAATCACTAGATAAAAAATTAAATAGTTCTGAAGTTGTAACTAACGAATTATATGAAGCATTAGATACATTAACAGAAAAGGATAGCTTATCAAACATTATAAACAAAGTTAAAGCAAAAAATAAATTAGTAGAACATTTAACAACTAAAAAAGAAATATCT